ACCCGTATAGGAGTCACTAAGGTTACGCAGACTGTAAGCAGCCGCTGCCTCAATGATAGGGCCGTCACGACCCGTAGCTGTAAGCTCACGTAGGTCAAGTGGGGGTGTGATCTGCTCGTTGACCCAGTTCGTTAGAACCGAGGTACTAATGTCCTGAGCCGTAAAGTCCCGTTCGTTATTGTCACTTTCACGACGAACACGGACAACCGCAGGGCTGCCCGATCCTAGGTTACGTAGGCTATAAGCAGCAGAAGCCCCTTCAGCAATCTGAAGGAGATTCTCGCCTACCCCGCCCGTAATGGGGGTATGCCCCAGGGAACCCTTTAGGCTAAGGTACATACTAGTACTTGTGGCAGATTACTAGACCGCTAGTTACAGCAACTGCGCTGAACTGACCGTAAAGAATTGTGCCTGCGCCAATGCCTACACCCGTAAGTGCAGCACTGCTCTGGTCAACATTGTTTGCTGTAAGTACTGAAAAGTTAGTATCAGTAACTAGTTGAATAGCTCCGTATCGTTGACCAGTGACGGAGTCACCGGAGTTAAGTACCTCTGATCCAACCGAGGAGAATTCTAGGGTATTGTTTCTTGATGAACTCATAGTGTTTGTTTGTTGTTGTCTATCGAGCTTGTCGATTTACGTAAGTTGAGAACCGATTGTTGACGGTATTATTGTTAGTGATCAAATCAACTCTTTCTAGTTCAAGAGCTAGATACTGCTGACCATTCTGTTCTTCGGTGATTGCCTTGTCCGTCTGACCATCCATACGCAGGAAGTCAGCATAGGAGGTATGCGCAATAAAGTTAAAAAATTCAGCGGGAACAAGTTCAGTGCTGTTCAGATAATCCGACGATGTTGTGAACGGTTGAAATTCCTTTTTGTAAGTAACAAAAACACCTGAGTCAGAAGAACTAACAACATTTAAAATGTGCGCACCAATTGAATCAACATAAAATTCGTACTCAACAGTCGAGTTGTTTAGGAACGGCTGGTTCCTATGGATACGGATGAATTCACCAATTGTGTTTTTTGTTCCCTCAGCGTAGGGAACTGATTGGTCCGCACTTAGTGTGCGCTCCTCACCAGCCACCAAGTACCTCGGCCACGCTTGGCTAATGTTGTAAGCCTCGTAGAACCTACGGTTAATGAAGTTTGCGATATTAACCTGCTCGCTTGGTGCAAACGAACCAACCCCCGAAAGGGATTGAATCAACTCGTATAAATCGCCGTATGTTCTAGTCTGCATTATAATTTATTCGGACTTAGGTCACTGAACTTACGCTGGAAGTATTTTAGAAAATTAACGGAATGAACCTCTGCGTGACCGTACTTCTTGATTAGGCGAAAGTATTCACGGGGTGGCATAGTTGCCACGCACTTCCCAAGGAGGGGGTGCGTCTTTCCGATGTTGGCAGTAGCATCCCTACGAGCTAAGTCGTATCGATCTTTCTCGGTTGCTACTTCGTGATCAAGGCTAGCTTTGACCTCAGCTCTGAGAGCTGCATCAATGTCCTCGTCGGACAAGCCCTGGGGTTTGTTTACAATTTGCATAAATAAAAAAAAAGGAGAGGGGCTGGGATCGGACCAACCCCTCTCCAAATTGAATTAGCTTACGTCCTGGATTAAGCCGTGAGCCTGTGGGTGGTAAACACCGAGGGTCAGAGCGCAATCAACGAAACCACGTTCGCCGCCACCTTGATTAGGTAGACGAGTTGAACCCATAGGGATCAGTTCGTGTACACCGTAGTACTCAGGATTGAGCAGGTAGCCACTGGAGTTAGCTGTAGCACCACCGAAGTTAGGCATACAGTCAGGGTTAGCATTGACGATCGAAACGATACCGTGATCGCTTTGATACATTTCAACACTGAGCTTAATCGCTGCAACACCACCATCGTAGTTTACGTTACGGATGCTAGTTTCTGTAGAAACAGTTGACAAGCGAGCGAAGTCGCTGATGACACGGCGGAGGCCAACGTCAGCAACAAGAACCAAACCGTTGGACACACCATTAACTTCGAAGATGCTCGAAATGATGTCGTTCAGTGCAGTCTCGCTGAAAGCGTTTGCAGCGGACTCGGTAGTTGTGTAGATGCTAGAAGCAGGAGTTGTGAAGCCAACAGGTACAGTTGTTGCAGCAGCACCCGAGTCAATGAAGCCACCAAGGCCAGTCATCTTATAAGGAAGAGCGGCAGTAGCTTGTTGTTTAACGTTAGCGGAGCAAAGTGTTGCTTCGATGTCACGCTTGAGTTCACGGATTGCTTTAGCTTCTGCTTGTGCAATTTTAGCTGGACCAACAGAATCAACAGCTTCCTGAAGATCGGATACACGATAGTCCCGGCGGAACTTTTGTGTGTAGTTGCCCATACGAGCACGACCAGCGAATTGGTCAGTGAATGTACCGATGTCATCGCCTTCGACGATGCCAGCAGTGCTAGGTGCGCTGAGAGAATCTACTGTCCACTCTGTGTTAGTAGCTGATGCGCGTTGCTTTTGTGCAGATGAAAGGATCGGAGTTTCTTCTGGGGCCAAGATGGTAAGTACATCTGTGAGGTCCTCACGATTGGAAACAGCCGAACCGTTATTATCTACGTCATAGGTATTTGAGAATGCCATAATGTTATATAATTTGTGTTATCGGGTTTTTAATTGTTGTGTTCGGAATTTGATGAAATCGCCTTTATCTCCGCTAGTTTTATATTGTTGAGCTAGTTTCTGAATTGCTTTCGTTGGGGTGTTAGATGATTTTTCAGTCGCTGCGGACACGGATCCTACCTGCTTGGGTGGGTTTAATGTTGCCGATGCTGGCTTCTCAGCCTTGACTGGTGTTCGTCCCCACAAGCTATTTGCTGCGTGTGCCATTAGGTATGGCATCTGTGCGGACACATCCGGGGCAAGGGACTGTAACATCTCTTCCACTCGTTTATCCTGCATAATAGCATTGTATTGATGGCGAACATCATTGTCCTCACCGCTGAGCCAAGAGAGTTCTTCGACTGCCTTCGCTTGGAAGGATTCAGCCAATTGCTTGCCTTGCTCTTTGGATTGCACCGCTTTTAGTTGGGAGGGTAGGAACTTATCACGGGACTTACGGGAGTTCAATAAACTCTTGCGTACGTCAGCCTTGGTTAATTCCTGTCCATCAACTGTTACGACTACATCTTCGGGCGCATATCCGTCTGCTTGAAACAACGTATCCTCTGCCCACTCGATTACGGAATTTACTTCCTCGGCCTTTTCCTGTAGGGCTTCAATTGTATTCAATGAAGCGAAAGGATTGTTAGCTACTGTTTCGGGTGCTTTGAGCGGATCTGGTGCTTGCTGCAGCTTGGCTTCCAATAAGCTTATACGTTCTTCAGCTGCTTTCCGCTTTGCGGTAAGCTCACCAAATCTCGCAACTGCTCGACTGCCAAGTTTTTCGGATAGTTCACGAAGGTCTGCTTCGGACATATCATCTAGATCTAATTGTGAAAGAACATTTTCGGTCGGTGCTTCCGCTGGAGTTTCCTCCTGCTCTTCACTAACCTCTGCTTCAACTTCGGGGGTTTCCTCCTGGACTACTTCTTCCGTGGATTCCTCCTCGGTCGGCGCAGGCTCTGGTGTAGATCCCAAGCGTCTGGTAACGAAATCAGACGCTGTAATATTTGTATTTTCCACTGCTGTTTCTACGGACGCAGAGTTCTCCGTTGGTATTTCATCGGTCATATATTTGTTTGTTTCCACTCCTTAACGCCGAGCGATGGCGATGTAAATATAGTAACACAGTGTGCAACCCCACTTGGGCTAGTCAGTTTGTAGTGGGATTCCTTTAATAGAATTGAAGTTGGACAGATGCAGGATCTGATCGTAGCTCAGGATTCTTCCCGATAGCTGCTGGATCTTATCAATGCTTGCTTCGTGCAATTCTGATATTGTCTCCTCACGTAATTCACTGATTACCCGCAGGTATCTGATGAACGAATCGTGAGTGAGTAGTGTGTTTAAATCGTCTTGTAGGTTCATATTATTTTGTTAAAAATCCAGATTCATTAATTTTTGAATGAATTACTTCGGCGTACTGATCTGCTTCTGCTTGACTATTGAATGATGGATAGCGATCTAGCCCATTTGACTTTGCTAAATCAACAGCATCATCATTTGATAATTGCTTACCATCAACCATTGTTGGTATTAATAAATGTTTTTGCTTGTCTCCTTCTCCAAAGGTAAACGTTCCTATTTTAACATTACTATTGGTTCCATCCTCATTTTTAACTGATGGGAATTTACCAGGAAATATTCTAACATTCGGTTTATTCATATTATTTGGCTGATGATCGCATTAAATTAACTGTACGGGGACCCCTGGACTTAACCTGCTTGTACCATTCGCTGTCCACCATTTCATCCGCTGCTTTGCTGTAGTCATTTGCTTCCAAGCCTTCACGCATTTTTTTGAATTTATTTAGTTTAGTGAGACCAAGGTTAAAGGACATATCCACGATTGCCTTCTTTACCTTTTCTGGTCTCTTGGCAAATCCCTTGTCAAACTTTTGAGCATCGTTAAATGCTTGGGTCAAGCTGTAGTTATATAGGGTTTTTACTTCATTCTCACTTAATTCCCTTCCGTCAAAAAGCTCATTAATATCAATACCTTCCTTCTTCAGTATCTTTCGATTACCTCCGTCCTCTAGGTTGAAGCCCACTCCAATAGTTCGATGACCCTTACTGTCCTTGTATACCTTGGGCTTAACCCCCTCATTGAGGGCAATCATATTGTAGTATTCTTGCGCACGAAGTTCTTTAGCTCGGCGAATGCCTTGCTCCATCACTGATACATTACTGGCTTTACCCTCCATAGCTTCCTCCTCCCGATGGTAATCCCTGTGTCTGTACTTCGCCGATTGAAGCTGCCTCGGTTCCATATAGTCCGTTCTGGGTTGCATTGACTTGCTGCTGTTGAGCAAACTGATACTGACCAGCATACTTCTGAAGACGAGCTGCAAAAGCTTCGTCCGACTGCAGTCGCCCTGAAATGTCCGGCTGGGACACATACTGTTGGATGATCTGAAGGGCAACTTGGCCGCCATTCGGGCGAGCTGGCATTTCCATCCCGGAGTAAATCTTAGCCAAGTCATCCGTTACAAACTGAGTTATTTGTTCAGCAGCTACCTTTGCTGGCTGTAGAATAGTGTCCGCAAGTACTGGGTCAATTGCTTGGGCTGCGAGATCAAGCAGTGAGTCCACATTGATTCGACCATTGCGGTCGAGTGCAGTGAGTGCAGTGATCTGCTGTAGCTTCTGCTCCTGTGAGTTAGCATCTGAGTTCAGTACATCATAGCTAATCATAATGTCAAAGTTCTCATTGGGGTCACCCTTAGTGAAGGTCTGCGGGTCTGCATTGCCAGTTACTCGGAAGAATACTTCATCTGGTCCAAAGCGTTGGAAGCACTTGAATGCCATAGCCATAACCTCAGCCGAGTGCGAAAGGAACTTGTCCACGAGGAACTGCTTACGGATTTGGCTAATGGATGATGTTTCATCCAGTCCAACCAGTCGGTCAGCTTGTTCCTCTAGTGTCTTCTCAATTTCAATTGAGCCAGTAGGGGGTGGGGGTGTTGGAGCAAAGTCCAAGTCGCCCTTGCGGCGATAAGGAATCATACGACCAGGACCCCAGTCCGTTGGTGCTTGACCTACGGGGTGAAGAATTGGCGGAAGTGTAGCTAAGCTATTGCGGTCAACTCGGGAGTCACGCTCTACCTTAACTTGGTTCTGAATGCCACGGAGTACGTCCGGGATAGTCATTACGTCATAGAGTCGCTTGCTGTCCTCGGATAGCTTAGTGACTACAACTGGGTAGTCCTCGTATCCATTCAGCAATTCAAACTTTGCGAATCCTGGTGCTTCCTCGTTACCATCGAACTCACGATGAAAGACTGTGCAGTAGATTCCTTCGGATCCATCCTCTTCGTCAATTAAACGTTGGTATCCGTAGATTAACTCAATGAGTTCATTTGCCTCGTATTGATCATCTGTTAGACCAGTTGATCGACGTGCTTCGAACTCATTCTCGATGCCGCTAGTGCTTACACCACGATAATGTTCAATGATGTAATCAACGAAGTCCTCGTCCCATCCATCGGTGACAACCTTGTTCTCTAACTCCTGTGGAGTGTAGTAAGTCTTCCAGAAGCAGTAGGGAGAACGCTGGGGATCTGTAACGTACGGAGGAAAGAGGAAGTCCCCATCGGGGGCTAGTGTTTTTACTTGGGGTGCATCAACCTGTCGGCGCACAACGGGCAGTTGAGTTACTCCTGTTTTTCGTAATGTTTTGAGTGCTGCTTTTGCCCTTCGTGTTGTAACGCCTGGAAATGTTGCCTTGAGCAAATCGATGATCTCATCATCGGCTTCGCCCGTTGTGATTAATTGTGCAATATCTGGAGCAATTTGCGCAATTTGATTAAGGTCTAGCTCCTGCAGGAACTTGCGATCCTCCTTGTGCCAACCTACGTAAGTGATTAGGATACCACGCTCTAGGAGGTAGTTAGCACCTAACTCCATCTCACGTCCAAAACGTGGAATGTATCCGCTTGATACCATCCATTTGAGGAAACCAGAGACTAGCTTCGAACGTGCAATGTCAGTTACCTCAGTTGGGAACGCACGAACATTGGATCGGTTCAGTGAAGATGAGAACAATGATACCAGTCGGGTGATGCGCTCGTCGATGACGTGGCTCTCCATATCCGATGCTCCCTCCCAGGGGAATGCGTCCGCACCGTGCTTGCGGTGATCACGGCTTTTACCAGGCCACCAATTGCGGCGGTCATCATAGCTACTACGGCATAGGTCGAAATACGATGACAGCTCGGTTACGGTCTGGTCATAGGCATAGCGTAAGGTCTTCACGCTTGGATCCTTGCCAACATATGTGAGTGCTTTTGATGTAGTCTCGTTTTCCATAAATTATTTAGTGATTTTCATTTTGGCTACTGACGAACTGGTGCTTTGATCCACTTGTACTTTGGTTCGTTATTAGAATTGTCAGCCTCGATGTGTATAACTTTACCATCCAGTTTACCAGATAGGGCAAGTGGGATACTGACTGGAACCTTCTTGCCGAGTTCCTTTATTCTAGCTAGAACAAAACGCTTGTTTGGTGCTTGGTTAATAACTATTCCTCTGAAGATTGTTGTCATAGGAATGAGGTCATCTAGGCAGTGCTGTCCCTCTTCGGACATCCATAGGTTCTTGCCCCTTCCCGTGATCATATCCTCCTCAAGGCTGTGGGTGGCGATCTTATGGATTTCTTCAAATGAAATCCCGTATTCTTTTGCTAGTTCTGATAGTCGTTTCTTTGGCATTAGTATCCTCCTTTATTGTTCTTGGTTGCTTGCATTGATGCGTCCGACATAAAGTCCGGACCGTCTCCGCTGTTTGACATTCGCAAATATCGGATGACATCAAAGAAGTCCTTCAGGGCTTCCTCTGGTTTTCCACCTGCGTTGTAGTTAATGAGACTGTCAACGAGGTTGCCGCAGTCCGAATGAATGTAACACCTGGGTCGATTGATTGCATCGATCTCTACGTTTGGATTGTAGTTGAACCAGTCATCCAGTGCTGTGATGCCACGCTCCTCCATCTTGCCATCGGACGGGACGAAGCTTAGGCCGAAATCATAGAAGGATGTAAAAAGATCATCATTGTTCTCATTCTCCCTTGCGAAGAAACGGGAGTCCCCGATTCGCTCAGTTACCTCAATGCCTAGATCCTCTTCGATTTCTTCGAAGAGTTCGCAGTATCCCTCGACGTTTAGTCCAATCTTTTTAGCTGCTGGACCGTACTTCCACTTTGGATCTCCGAACATTGCCCACTCCCCGTAGGTGCTCCTGTCGGGCCATTCCCTGCGGATAAACACTTCGCCGTTTTCATTTACCCCAGCCCAGATGGCTGTGTAGTTTCTTGCGCCAGCGGGGTCAACCACCTGATAGCAGGTGAACTTGGACTTATCCGAAATGTCGGGGAACGCCATCCCGTACTTATTGGGTTCATCGCTGAGGACATTTACTTCTGTATTAAAATTGGGCAGTAGAGAATTCACTGACTTGACCGGAAGTCCGTATGCACGAACCTTGATCTCGTCCTCGGGTCGACCAGCTAGGTCCTTTGCGATACGCTCGTATCCGCCGAATGGGTTCTCGTCGGAGTGAAGATATACTACGCCTGCATCCCTGCTTGGGCTGTATTGGCATATGGGAACTTCTTTATTGTGAAGCAAGGCCGCTGGCCTTGTCTGAGTGGTTTCCGCACCCTTGAGATATTCAGCAATGAATGGTGTGTATCCATCAATTGGCGTAAAGCCAATGATCATCTTGGAGTCCCGTGTAGCTAGTCGAAACCGCAGGGTATTGACTAGGGCAGCGTCACCTAGATATTCGTCAAGCCAAGTGCCGATGTTCAAGCCCTTGGGATCCTTGAAGCCGAACTCAAATCCCTCCAGTATGGTGGAGTTATTGGAGTACTGGGTGTATGTCTTGAAGTCCACCCGTGTGCGAGTATCGGGAAACACGAATGAACTACCTGTGAATCCATTCTGCATTGAATAGTTGATGTAGCCCTCAATACCCTTGGTCTTCTTCTTGAACTCCTTGGGCATCATCTCCCAGATTGCTGGCTGTTGAACCTTGATTGACGTATCCGCATTTTGCGAAAAGCAAACAATGTGACCTCCCTCGGACTCAGTCACTGCCTCCATTACCATTTTTGCGCAACCTGTCGTTTTGCCACTTCTGTTTCCACCGAGTGCAAGGCACTCATTGAATTCTTCAAGTGCCTCCCTGGCTCTACTCCAACCGGGTAGGTCGAACCCATAACGTAGGGGATCGCTCACGGATGCTTTGATCCTACCCTCGTGAGCAAGATAGAGCTGCTCTAGCAGCTTGGGGTCATTCTCCGCTAGGTATATAATCTCCTCGTCACTTGGGGACGGCAGGATTGGGTGGTCGCTGAAGGATAGTTCCATACTTAGTGCTCGTATTCGTCCTCGTCCTCGTCCACTAGGTCTTCCCAGTCGAGTTCATCCACCTCGGAGTTCAGATCCTCTACGGCTTCAGTCATAAGCATCTTGCCTACCCTGTAGTTCGTGTAGTCATAGAACAGATCCCCGCCTTCATCCATAACGATGAAGCAGAAGTTGTGAAAGTGTTCTCCTAGTATTCCACGAATTTGGTCGTAGATAATATCTGGATCTTCAGCGTCAGTCATTTGGTCCTTGGTTGTTCGGTTCTGGGGAGCTTGATTTTATTTGACTTGGTTTTTTTTGACCAGTCAATGTCGTCGTAGTTCTTACGCTGCTTCTCAGCATTATGCCCCTTACGGGGTCCGCTTCCTTTAGTACTCATCTGTCTCTATCGTATTGCCGCCAACTTCATAGAATGCTTCACTTATGCTCTGTGAGTAATACCCCAGGGCGTGGCACATACGCTGCATTATCTCTGCCATTTGAATAGCGGTGAGGTCATTGTACTTAGTACTCAATGATACTTCTTCGTCGTAGTGTTCTATTGTTATCTTCATAATGTTTTATGTCTTGGGTAGTTCTTGTTAGCTTCATCCATCTTCATAGCTAACTCCAGAACCATATGCTCGCTCCAGCCAGAAAAGGGTCCACGCATAAAAACTTGGGTGAGGTCATCGGAGTCCCACTTTTGATACTTCTTGAGCGTCAGCTCAATCCAGTGGTCAGTTGCTAGCTGCCATTCATTCAGTGTTTCGTGGTGCTTGCTCATATTAATCCTCTACTTCGATTACTTCCGCTTCTTGCATCTGCTCCAGCCGTGAGCGGGCAGCGGCCAGTGTCTCCTCGTAGTCCTGCTGTGTTATTACCTGTCGCTCCTCTGTGATAGAGGTGGCTTCACCCCTGGAGGTCATAGCCTCCCGGAAGGAGTTAGCCTTTGCTATTGATAGCTCCTTGAGATCACGGAAGCTGACATCAAACTCTGGGTCTGTCTCCATCTTGTCCCGCACCTTCTCAATAAGATCCTCCTCCAAGGAGGATATGTTTAAATAGTTCTTGGCAGAGATCTTGCCCGCAATATCCCGCAACTTTCCCAAGTGGTCAGCGTAGTCCACTAGGATATTCAGTATAGTACAACGGGAGTACTTGTACTTCTTCACTAGGGCAGTCTGGCTAGTACCCTTGCTGTAGAGGTAGAGTATCTTAGCCACCTTCTCTGGGTCATACACGGATAGGCTCTTGATCTGCGCAATCTCCTTCACTTGCACAACTTGCGAAATTGCATCCTGTATGCTGTCGCAGAGCTGCTCCTTTGCGTCTTTAATCTCCTCCATATTGAGAATGAATCTCATTATCATTATTATGTCAAGTATTATTAATTGCTTGACTGTAGGGATTTACATCTATGGTATGATGGAATCATAGTCAGGAGGTAAACCCCAGTGCGGGCGAAAACGATCTCCGAGGATAGCCACTCGTATGACATTAAACTACACGGTACTACCTTGGGAAGGTCGCCTCTTGGGAACAAGGGTCGCCCCACTGTAGTATAGGTTGTCTCCCCTGATGATGCCAAGAAGGGAGACTTAAAATATATGCCTACAACTTATGGATAACTATTCGATAGTACCTAGTCCGACACTTGTGTCTACGTTGTAGCAGCTTTGTAATGGCGAAGCTGTGTCAATTAACGTAGTAACTCAGTTACAGGTAACGACAGCAAGCCCCCATAGGGGCTGTGTGCGAGTTCACAGTTTACCCAGGGTGGCTCCTTGGGGGAGCCTTGAGACGCAAATTTTTTTAACTGGGAGTATATGTATATAATATATAAATTTCGTTTGAAAATTTACCCCCACCACCCCCTAAAAACCTGGCTTACCCTGGAACGGTTAGACGAATTGTATTGTAAATCTGGATACACGTAGTTGCTTTGTGGATACGTTCCATTGACTAATCATTAACAGTTAGTAATCCGGGGCTAACTTAGCGCACGTTAGAGATACTGTAGTGGATTTGTGGATACGTGTAGTGGATTTGTGGATACGCGTGAATAAAGTAATTCTTTTCTACGTTAGAGATATATCGGCAAACCCTTGTCCTCACATAACGGGTGTCAGAATAGGCAATATAATCGGCAAAATGTTACTTGAATGTATTTAGTAACGTTATATCGGTGATACATATTTAATTAATTTCAATTTATTTTCGTTTGTAAGTAGTTGAGTGACAACGTTTTAACTTAAATACACTTTTAAACTTAAAAAAAAGATTCGTCATTGGGCGAAAAGTAGTCACTTTAATTGTCATCGCTGACTTTTACATTGATAAGCGACACCTTCGGGTGATGGGAATGTTAAGTTTTTAGAAATTTTTACTCTTCGTTGTGATGGCGTTAAAACTAAAATTCTAGCGGGGCTTATGGCATTTTCCATTTTTTGGATTCGATAGTGTCACCTATAGGCGCGACTTCTCAATATTCACATTTTAGCAAACACTTTGCCGCTTCGACTTGTCAGCCAGCAAAGTTTAAATTGCCCATTGAATAAGTACAAAATTGAGCGAATTTTATGACGTTTGGCAACGCAGTAAAATTTAGGCAACCCAAGTAGGAAAACCGAACGGGTTGCGCTTAAACCCACTGACAATTCAGTCAGCCGTTGCAAGTCGGCACAAAGGGTGAGCAAGCAAACAATGAAAGCAAAGAACACTCCAAACCTTTGGCGTGATACGGCAACAAAGCCAAAAGTGGCGGACTGGTCGTATGACAGTACCAAAGTAAAACGCAAGTCCCACAGTGAGCGCAAGCGCACTGTTAGAGCATCAGGGCGGAAATTACCCGCTGTCAATCCAAGTGTATCAATCACAGTATCAACCGTCTCACTGGCAAGCCTAGGGCTTTCCTTTGGGGCAAGCCGAGCATAAAACAATGACAACAATACAAACAAAGTACGGTGCGATGCACCTATACGAAACCGTGGACGAATTGGAAAACTTTTCCTATGACGACTGCGTAGAGTGGCTCGAGTTCAATGACTCCAACGGGTGCTACTCAATCGAAGACCAAATTGCCGAATTCGGCGAATATCTACCGCTGTGGGGTATGAAGCAAATGATCCTGGAGCAATGTGACTAACTCAAACCAAAGAAAAATAATGAACAGCTATAAAACAGAACTATACAAAGTCAGCTTTGGGCAGTCGGAATATGATGGCCTAAAAGAGGTATCAATTGAGAAGTTAAGCGATGAGAGCGACTATCGCACATACTACAGCTTTCCAAGGCTATGCAATTATTTAGTGGAGCTTATTTATTCAGGGAAAATGAGCCGCTCCGAAGCTTCAAAGACTATTGCCAAGGCAATGATTCACCTAACTAGCTAAAGGAAAATATGAACAGAACAATAGCAAAACACAATGATCGTGAGATCGTTCGCAACCTCCAAGCCTGGATCGACATTGCAACTCGAAAGCAAATGCGAGAAGGCAAGGCGTGGTACAAGGAAGCGCAGCAATTCACTCGCTACTTATCCAAGACTCACAAGGTGGACAAGTATATCGTGGCAGCAGTGACAAGCGCACTGAGTCCAAACAACAAGTGGGAGCGCAATAAGTTTGATGCAAACTCACTGATCTATGCCTTTATGACGGGGCGAAGCATTGACAGCTTCAAGGTCTGTACTTATAACGCAAACAAGCGCAAGGCTTGGTCAATAATGACGGACGGTGCAGAGATAGCGGCGAAGAGTCCAAAGACTCACGCCTTTGCAATGAACATCGGAAGACTCAGTGAGAAACACGTGACTATCGACAAGTGGCACATCAGGGCGTGTCTATGCAAGCCAAGTGAGGGCATCGTGGACACCGCCGAAAGTGTGACAAGCGCACAGTACAGAAGGATCGAAGCAATCACCGCCAGGCTGGCGGAGGAAAACAAACTCAAGGCGTACCAATTACAGGCTGTAATATGGGTCGCCATCAAACAAAACTGGAACAGATAATGGATCATACAACAATAGATACAATAGAAGTAAATGGCAATGACGTGGACGTTCGTATCACTTGGGAAGTGGAAGAGTGTGAATGCACGAGTGATTGCGGCGACACCGAGGTCACCGAGCGTTGGGTCGAAGCAACTCCGCTACTAGCGGAGCAAGTTGTCACTCTCTCTGATGCGAGGGAGGTAGTGTACGAGGTGTACGAGTTCGGCGAGGAAACAATCAGCTACTTTGACGAGGCTGTCGTGATGGCAGTCGAGAATGAAGTAATAACCTACTAAAGAAAGGAATAAAATGAAAAGCATAAAGGAAGTACTAATGGATCGTGATGGAATGAGTGAAGACGATGCAATCGATCTAATCTCTGACGCACAGGATGACTTCAACTATCACGTAGATCGGGGCGAGTTAGCCGCAGCGGAAAACATCTGCTCAGTATGGTTCAACCTTGAGCCGGATTACTTAATCGAATTCTTTTAACCAATAACGAAAGGAAAAAATGACAATACAGCACAATGACAGCGACAGAAAATTAGCGATAGACCTAGCGACGGCACTGGTCGAAGACAGGATGCCTGAGGGTACGGTATGGACTGACCGAGAGGACGGCAGCGAGGGCTTCACCGAGCCAGCACAGGATATGTTCAACGAACTACACGACATCATTTACACTAACCTAACATCAGAGGACTAAACAATGGAAGCAATGGATATATACCACATACTGGTGGAGGATAGCATCGCAACACCATCAGAAATCTCGCTTGTGACATCAGTCACTAGCTTATACGAAGAAAGTTATCTTGACATCTTGTTCATCCGGACGGGGTGTCGCTCAATAGAGGAATACCAAAGGGACTAAACTATGACAACACACACACTAGAAACAATCAAGGCAAGCACCTGCAAATTAATGCGGGAGGACATCAATGAAGCACTCCAAACTATCCAAGACAAGTACGGGGTTAGCGCAAGGGTGGAGGGTACAGTTAAGTACGATTCACACACTGCCACCTTCAAGGTGGAGGTAGGAGTGATCCAGGACGGGGAAGTAATGACTAAAGAGCAGCAGTTCCTCAATAAGAACTGGAAGATCATTGGTATAAGTGACGAGCGTATGCTCAACACTATGCTCCGATGCCCAAGGGGTAAGTTCTATTACCTCCGAGGGTACAAGCAACGCGCATACAAGCGACCGTTCATCATCGAGGATGCCATCACTGGCAAAAGGTATATGACTACGCCCAATGCCGTGAAGACAATGGACTTAGCCGACAGTAAAGTTTAACACTAACAATAACATCAACCGAAATATAAATGTGGATACTACCAAAACAATTAATCACCTCAGCCTCTGCTCTGGCTACGAAGGAATCGGAAGCGGACTCTCAAGAGTTCTCCCAACTCTGCGCAACATCGCTTACGTGGAGAGGGAAGGATTCCCAGCCGCAAACCTGGTTGCGAAGATGGAAGCGGGAGCCCTGGCTCCAGCACCTGTCCATACGGACGTTAAGACCTTCCCTTTCGCAGACTTTCGTGGATGCGTGGACATCCTATCTGGTGGATTCCCGTGCCAACCCTTCAGCTCTGCCGGAAAACGTCAAGGCGTTGAAGATCCCCGACATCTCTTCCCATACATCGCCGAGGGAATCCGAGAGTGCCAACCATCAATTGTCTTTCTCGAAAATGTCGAAGGAATTCTTAGCTGCCGAACGGGAGATGGTGAACCCGTTCTCCAATATGTCCTGCGAACGCTGGAAGGAATGGGTTACCGAGCAACGGCGGGAGTATTCAGTGCGGCTGAAGTTGGCGCACCACATCAGAGAAAGCGGGTCTACATCTTGGGCTACGCCGCAAGCATTCGACCACGTGAACATCGTGAGGACACCGGAGAAGTTAGCTCAGACCAGGGCGGAGAAGAATGCGGGCTGTATGAACCTCAGAGAGCAAGTGCATTACCCCAAGATGGATCACAGTCGGAAGGCTGCAAAGAACTGGCCAACCGCAACGACGAGAGATCACAAGGGCGGATATGTGGGGGGCAGGATGCGCAACGGCAAGGTGTCGATGGATACCTTGGACGTAGCGGTGCAAGCTCACATCAAGGGTGGCCTTCTCGACCAAGCGAACCCCAGCACGACTGGGAAGAGCCGAGAGTTACAGTGGCCAACACCGAGAGCCAACAAGGTACAGCCCAAGATCACCGAGGAGAACCGGTCGCAACTTGCGACCAGAAAGAAGTCAAACTTAGAGGAGGAGATAGCGGGTCACTGCGGCAAGGCAGTGGGTCAACTCAATCCCGACTGGGTGGAAAGTCTAATGGGTCTTCCAACAGGGTGGACAGACTTCGCCTTCTCGGAAATGGAGTAGTACCTCAGACTGCCACCAAGGCTTTCGTTACATTACTCAATCGCATCCTGTGAATAGATACTGTATCAAGGTAATGAGGCACGATATGCCAAAGACCATCGACATCAATTACAAGTGGGCTAACACTGAGAAGGACGCAGTGAAACTCATACTAAAAAAGACAATGGATAAGAGCGGGGTATGCGTTTTCAAACGTGGAGGCACAGGCAGGATCCTATCAATAGAAAAAATATAAAACGATTATGAAAAAATATAACACGCATAAGAGGGAGCCATCCCTCACTGAAGACTTAGCACAGGGTACACTCAGTGGTATCCTGTTTGGACTAGCATTCGCACTAGCAATTGTTATCATCGGGACAATTGGTAATGCTATTGGTCTATGATCACAAGCCTACTATGGCTGCGCCGTAGGCGTTACACACATCGTGTATCGTTCGGATGTAATCCAAGGGTACTCACCTGGAAAATTACTGTCAAGGATATAACAACCAACAACGCCCAACAGGGCGCACACATTATGAAACCACTAAGCGAAACATACAAAGTATCATACATCGACTGGCAAGATGACGAAGGAAACTGCGGCACAAGCTACGCAATCATCCTTGAAGCTGAATCA